CGATAGGCATACTGACAACGCTATGGAAACGACACGCACTCGCACGTATTGTACTGGAGCATTATGCCCACTTGGACCTGCCGGGTGTTCGCTTTGTCCTCTTGGCGGTAGGTAGCGAGGGCGATGTAAGCAGGAGCCTCGCCGAGGAATCCGGCTGGGAGTACCTTGAACATCCTAACGATCCGCTGTCTGACAAGTGGAACACAGGGATTGCCACGCTACGGGGTCGCGTTGATGCCGTGCTTATCGTCGGCTCCGATGACATCATGACGATCCGCGCCATCGAGATAGTACTGGAGCAGGTACGTAGTGGCTCCGAGGCGGTGGGTCTGAAGGATCTGCACTACTACGACACACGGACGGGAGATGCCTACTACGGTGTACGTCATATGCCGGGAGCAGGCATGATGGTAACGGCTGACGCTTTGGATCGTGTGGGCTGGCAGCCGTGGGAGTCGGGGCTGAACAGATACCTCGACAGATCGTTTACCAACCGTCTGCAAACAAAAGCCTACCCTTGTAGGTTCAAGTACATTGATAATTGCCGCGACAAGTCTGCCGACATGGTGGACATCAAGACCAGTCAGAATATATGGCAGGTCGTTCAAATCGCAGCAAAGACGGGTCGTGTTCACTCTGTGAGCGCGGCTTCATTCGACCACACGTTTCCCGACCTACGGGATAAACTCAAACAGATAGACTAATGGCAAAGAACAAATCCGCACGGGATTATTGGCTCTACGTTGGCACCAGCGCTCCGTCGGCTGCTGATGAAGCCAACGATGCCGCGTACACGCTCGTAGGTCTGGCAACGGAGCACTCCCTGTCCAGATCACGTGGCGCAATCGACGTATCAACGAAGGATGACGGGGACGATTCCTCCTTCATCGCAGGTCGCCGCAACCAGACGGTTTCGATGTCCGGTATCTTCGATCACACCGAGGATGCAGGATACACTAAACTGTCCGATGCGTACGAGGCTGCCAACGGTACCGTTTACTTCCTCCTGACATCCACCAACTCGGGTGATACGGAGTGGTACGGTAGTGGCGTTATTACCGATCTATCGCTTACCTTTAGCGATGAATCTCCTTCGACGTTCTCAACCTCCATTCAGGTTTCTGGCTCGTTGACGGAGGCAACCGGAACGACCTCTTAACCTGAGCAACGATGAAAGACAACCATCCTGAAGTGATAACGATCGAAGTGGGCGAGCGCGAGTACACGCTCAAACTCGGACCTGCTGCCTTTCGTATCGCAGAGATCAAGCACAACATCACCTTCACCTTCGAGCAGATGAGTAGTCCGTCATTGGCGGACCTCGCCCGCATTGCCTTTGTGGGTTGCCTCATTGACAAGCCGGGGCTGAGGGAGGACAAGTTCTTGATCGACATGGCGAACTCGGACGAGAGCGCGATACTTGCGGCGGTGGGTAAGGCGCTGCGTAGGATGTCGGAAGGTATGTCTGCCATCACAGATGCTGACGAGGGAAAGGGGAAGCCGGGAAAGTAAACCCGGCTCCCTTTCCTGACTTGGTAGCCATTGACAAGATGTGCGCCGCTTATCTGGGCATGACACCATCGCAGGTCGATGAGTGTTCGTTCAGGGACATCAACGTCATGCTTTCGGGCGTGATGGAGCGGCAGCGGCAGCAGGAAGAACTGGAGTGGCAGCGCACCCTGTTGATAGCGCAGCAACTCGAGAACCTGATGCTGTTCAGGGCGGGAAAGCGGCAGAAGCCGCTGGACCATATGTACCGCCAACTGAAGAAAAAGGAAACGCCTGTCATGCGTATGGCTGAATATCAGCAATTACGCAGACGAGCAAAATCGATACTGGAAGATGGTTACCGTAGCGAGCCTCGGCGTTAAGATCGGCGCTGACCTTAAGGATTTCCAAAAGGGCATGGCGCAGATGGAGGGTCAACTTAAACAAGTTGGTCAGAACCTCCGCAGCGTCGGGGCTACATTATCGAGGAGCGTAACACTTCCCATTCTTGGCATAGCGGGTGCCGCTGTTAAGGCTGCATCGGATGTCGAGGAGATGCGAGACAAGTTCAACGTTGTCTTTAAGACAGTTGGCGGCTCTGTATCTAAGGAGTTGGGCAACTTTGCTGAACAGGTCAACAGGTCTCGGTATGACCTAATGGGCTTTGCTGCAACCTTCGGCGACATCATCAAGCCGATGGGTTTCACGGAGGAAAGCGCAGCAAATATGTCGGTCACGCTGACGAAGTTGGCTGTTGACCTTTCGTCGTTCAACAATATGCCGATGGATGAGGCTGTCCGTCGCTTGCGTGGTACGCTGATCGGAGCGCATGAGAACGCCGCCGATTTTGGTGTAATCATCAACGAGAACACCCTGAAGCAGGAGTTGATGCGGATGGGTGCGGACAAACTGACAGGGGCGCAGAAGGAGCAGGCAAAGGTTCAGGCGCGGCTCAACCTTTTGTTGGCTGGCACTACTGATGCTCACGGAAACGCCGCAGACACCTCTGGCACTTTTGCTGGGCAGATGCGCGGATTGGCAGCCGCAACAAAAGATCTCGGTATTCAGGTTGGCGAGATGCTTTTGCCTTATGCAACCGAACTCGTCGGCATCATGCGCGGATTGGTTGAGAGGTTTGAAGCAATGTCGCCAGAAGCCAAGAAAGTGGCGCTTGCCCTTGTTGGTCTTGCTGCTGCCATTGGTCCTGCCTTGTTCATACTGGGCGGCATGGCGGCTGGCTTTTCGGCAATAATAGGAGCGATGGGCAGCCTTGTGGCTCTGGCGAACCCTGTTGTCTTGGCTTTTGCCGCTATCGCCGCCATCGGTATCGCCGTGTACAGGAACTGGGATGCAGTTACATCAGCCTTTAAGGGTACGTATACAGCGATAACTGATCTGGTCACAAACCTTAAAGACAACTTCGTTTCTACGATGTCGGGCATCTTTAAGGCTGTCAGTCTTGCTATGCAGGGCGATTTTACTGAGGCTTGGGAGACACTCAAAACAACGGCTTCAACAGGAGCAACTGATGTTGTATCTGACCTAAGCACGTTTGCCACCGATGCAGGTGCCGCTGTTGCTCCCCTTGTTACAGCCTTAACAATCGATCCATTTCAGATTGATGATTTCTTTGAGGAAGGGTTAGCCGCAGAAATAGCAAACTTTCTGACGGGTGCAAAAAACAACGCAAAGCAAAATCTCGATACTGGCGAGGATTCTGTAAGCAAGAGCGCCACCGCCGCGAAGGATGCGCTTGCAAAGATCAGGACCGAAGTAGGACACATTGAAGCCCTTGCGCCCAGTTTCAAAACGCTCGACGATGCGTTATCTGGTTCTGAGGTTTCGGCGGAAGATGTAGATACAGCGCTCACGGATATATCTACTAAGGTGAGCAACATTGAGGCGCTTGCCCCGAGTTTTGCAACGTTGCGAAACTCTTTGGGTCAGGGCGAGATGCCTGCTACCAGTTCGCTCGTTTATTCTGCATTGAGGGCTGGTCTTGGGATCAAGGGGATTGGCGATGAGGTGGCTATACTTGAAAAAACAACACCGAACCTTAAAACAATAACCGATGCCCTAAATGCACCGGATGGGTCTATTGCCTCACACGCTAACGAGGCGAAAGGTGCAGTAAAAGAACTGTACGACCTGATACCCAGCGAGTTGTCGATGCCCGAAGGGTACGAGGACATTTTGGACATAATACCAGACGCTAATGAAACGCACAGATGGAGCAAGTTCGTTAGCGGTATGGGTACGCTCGAAGAGGACATCAAAGAGGCTTCTGGGTTTTCTTTTCAATTTGCTGGTTACATTGGCGACATTGAAACGGCGTGGGGTAAACTTGTGCCAAAGAGTGCTCCAAAATGGATGCAAGACCTGAGCACCTATGCAACGGACGCAGCCCTCGTAGTTGCGGGTTTGGAATCGATGGTAACGTTGTTGCAACCAGCAACTTGGACACAGGCAATAGCAACGATCGGGAAATTGGCTGCTGGATTGGCTGGTATTGTTGCCGCTCTTGCACCTGCTATTGGTGCCGGTATTGCTATATACAGCATTGCCAGATTGTTTGGCATAGGCGATTCGGAGAAACCGTGGGAGCGCATGGGCATAACGCAGGAGGAATGGGAGCAGATGAACATTGAGTCTGGTGCCAATGCTGCGTTTATCAGCAATCTTATGGGTCCGGGTGCAGACTTGTCATGGCTAACAAATCCGAGCGGTGAAATGCCTGCATGGCTTCAAGGACTTCAGAACTATCAGTCTGGTAATTCTGGGAGCGGGACATTTGGGGGTTTGCCTACATTCGGAGGGATGCTTTCTACTCTTACTGGTCAGAACGTCTCGGGTGATATGGCAACGATGGGCAGCACCCAGACCATCAACATAAACCTTGACGGTCAGCAGATTGCCACGGCTACGGTGCCGTACATGGCTGGTGAGTTGGAGTTATACGGGACGAACTACTAATGGCGATTACGATCAAAGACAGCGCGAGCGCCGACGTTGACTTCGTGCGGCAGTCCTTCCAGTTGGAGGATGCGGTGACGCAGCGCGGTCTGCTTTCGTTTGACCACATCGGCAACACCAAGCCGCTGGAGTGGGGCGAGGAAGTCTACGTATATGACGGGGCGACGAAGATATGGGGTGGCACAGTCGAAGGATATGTCGAATCTGACATAACGGTGGGCGAGACCACGACCATCCGATTCACGTACCGATGCGTGGACTTCTCCCAGTTAACCTCGCGCAGCCTGATCATTAATACCTTTACCAACACCACGGCAGGTGCCATTGTATCTGGTTTTGCGACCAATCTCAACTTCTTTAACTATGGTATCACGGCTGGTACCATTGAGGACGGCGCTAAGATTGAGTCCATAACGTTCAACTACCTGCCAATAGAGATATGCCTTGACGAACTTGCCGAGTTGTCGGGCTTCTACTGGAACGTGGACAAGGACAAGAAACTGAACTTCCAGCCTGTCGATTCGGCAGCGGCACCCTTTTCTTTGACAGCCACGAACAGACCATACCGCCAGATCCGCTTTCAGGAGAACAGGGGCAACTTCATCAATCAGGTTTTTGTACGTGCTGGATCGCGTGTCGATGAGGAGGACATCGTGGAGAAGCAAACTGGAGATGGCGAAAAGCGAGCGTTCCTTGTCAGCGCACCCATCGGAGCGCCGCCTACGGTAGAGGTGGACACCGGGTCTGGATACAGCACGCAGACCGTAGGTGTCAATGGCATTGGTACTGCAAGCCAATGGTACTACAACACAGGTACGCCGGTCATCGTACAAGACCCTGACGAGACGGTATTGTCTGCTACCGACAAAATCAGGGTAACGTTTAAGGGTCGGTATCCGATCATCGTATCGGCAACGGATGACGCATCCGTCGTGGAGCGCTTTAACGTCGAGGGTTATGGAACGGGCGTGTATCAGAAGGTGGTTGATGCGCTCGATGTAGAGAACCAAGAAGAAGCGCAGCAACGAGCCGAGTCCGTACTGCGGCAGTATTCTCGCGCTCGCCTGACCTGTTCATACACCACCGATACGGGCGGTCTCGTTGCCGGTCAATCGCAACTGATCGACCTGCCCGAGCAT